GGACGTTGGTGCGGGCATAGCGAACGCTCACTCCGTCCGCACTGCGGACGACCATCTCCTCCGGCCGGAACGCCCGCTTCGGCGCGCTTGGCCGTGGCGGCCAGGCGAGACGGTTCGTCCGTCGCAGCAGGTCAGCTCGGGTCTTTCGTCACACCGCCGAGGGCGGGTCCAGATGCCAGCGCGACGGTTGCAGGCCCTCCACGATGCCGAACGGAGACACCTAGGATCGAGGCGCGGCCCCATCGAGGTCCGAGGTGGGGCCGGGAGGGGCTCGGCCCCACGGCCATCGTCGACGATGCTCCAGCAGCCCTCGGAGCCTCGTGACGCGCCCGCGCCAGCGCCGGACGCAGGGGCGGTGGGCCGGCCGAACGCAACCAGCCCGGCCGCAGCGGCAGGAAGCCCCGATCCATGCGGCGAGTTCTGCGTTCGTCCCCGGAATGGAGGAACCTGATGACGCGAATGGAAGAAATCGCGCCGCAAATGGAACAACGTGCTGACGCTACACAATACGGATGGATGGTAAGCCGGCTGGACGGGCCACAATCGAGGGGGGGCAGCGCAATGCGCTGGCGAACCCCGCGGAACCACCCATTGAAAGCAAAGGGCATTCTGGGCGTCTGGCGAACCGGGATCATGGGTCCGAAACGAGGAACGCCGCGGCCCTGGCGGGGGCACGCGGCGCTCAGAATGACAGGCCAGGAAAGCGTATCGGGGATGATGATACTCCATCCGATCGCCCGCCCGCAAGCGCGCTAAGCGAACCGGATCGGATCGCCCGGGCCTCGCGGTTCCTCGGCTTCTGCCTGACGCTGGACGATCCCGATGCATGGGCGGACGCCTGGACCGTCTGGCGTGCTCGGCTTTCGGAGCGGGACCGCTTTGGCCTCGCGCTGTCGGCCCTCCAATCCCTCCCCGAGGCTGCCGCTTCGGCCGTGATCGAGGCTGCGGACGCGCCACACGAGCGAGGCGCCGGGCCGCCGCCGCCCACCTTCATGTCGCCGCTCTCCGACGCCCGGGCCTGGGCGGACATGGCGTGCCGCGACGAGCTGCGGGCCTACTGCCTCGCCGCCTTCGAGGGGATGGACCAGGGCGACCAGGCACGTTTCCTCGATCACGTCACGGGGAGGGCCGCGGCATGACCCGGCCCGACGAATGGCGCATCGAGATCACCGACGAATGGCTGATCTCGATGCGGTCCTCGATGTGGACCGCCGAGCGGACCGCCGAGGATCCCTGGGTGCGGAAGTTCTCACGAGCGATGGCGCTTCTGCTGGGCCGCCGCGGGTGGGAGCCCTCGCAGAAGCAAGCCGCGATCATGGAGCGCATCGTCGCGGACATGACCGCTGGGATGCGCTCCGACGACGGCCCTCCCGTGATCGAGGACTTCGAGCCCGATCCGCCGGAGCCCGATACGCCTTCCGGCATCGCCGGCATTCGAGACCTCTTCGCCAAGGCCGAGCCGGTCTCCTCGATCCAGACGAACCAGAAGCGGAGGAAGGTCGGCGCCGCCTGATCTGCGCCCGTCCTGCGCGGACGGTTCAGACGGTGGCGCGCAGGACGAACCGGTGCACCACGGGGCGGGGGCCCAGCACCAAGCGCAGCCCGAAAGGTCGAAGCGCGCCCCCCGGAGCCGAGCCCAGGCTTCGCAAGTAGCGACCGAACCTGAGGCGGGGCAATGCGACCTCGGGTGCCCAGAAGCGATGGCCCGGCTCCGTTGAGCAGGACGATACGCCGAAGGGCATAGGGACCAACTCCGGCCGTCTCGGCGGCTGGGGCTGGTCGCCCTATGCCCTTCGCTCCGACCCTCACCATTGAGCAGGGGGGGTAGGAAGTAGAGAGAGGGAGACCGCGATTTGAACCGCTGGCCCTACACGACCTCGAGGTGGAAGCGGCTGCGCCTGGCGAAGCTGGCCGTGGACCCCCTCTGCGCCTTCCACGCGGCGCGCGGCGAGGTGGTCGCGGCCGAGGTGGTGGACCACAACACGCCGGTTCGGCAGGGCGGCGATCCGTTCCCCTCCCTCGATCGCCTCACCTCGCTGTGCATCTCCTGCCACAACGAGAAGACGGCGCGAATGGACCAGGGCGCTGCCGCGGTTACAGGCCGCCGGTTCCGCGGCTGCGACGAAGCCGGCAACCCGCTCGACCGCGCCGATGGCTGGTGGTCCTGACATGGGAGGGGGGCCTTCGATCACCAGAACCGCGCGACTGGAGACCGCTCATCAAGTCGCAATAATACTTAATTGCACCAGGGAGATAGCCTGATGGGGCAGCGCGGACCCGGGGCACGGCCGAGCACCCTGCGCCTGGTGGACGAGCGCCAGGGCGACTTCCTCGCCGGCTTCGCCGGCCCCCTCGGCCGCCGCCTGCCCTGGGAGGAGGAGGGCCTGTCGCGGCTCGAGCGGGTGGTCGCCTTCCTCGAGGACCTTCCGATCACCCAGGGCAGCCTCGCCGGCACGACGCTGGTGGTCCGAGCCTGGCAGCGCGACTTCCTCGCCGCGCTCTACGCCGAGGACCCGGAAGGCCGGCGCCCGGTGCGGACGGCCGTCCTCTCGATGGCCCGGAAGAACGGCAAGACGCAGCTCGTCGCCGGCCTGGCGCTCTGCCACCTCATGGTTCCCGAGGCCGAGGGTCGCGGCGAGGTCTACGCCGCCGCGAACGACCGCGAGCAGGCGGGCAAGTGCTTCGCCGAGATGGTCGCCATCCTCGACGCGCATCCCGAGCTGCGGGCCCGGGTGAACGTCATCAAGTTCTCGAAGCGGATCGAGGTCCTGGACGGCCGGGGACGCGGCTCCATCTTCGCCGCGCTGTCGGCCGACGCCTCGACCAAGCAGGGCCTGTCGCCGAGCTTCATCGTCTACGACGAGCTGGGCACGGCGCCGAAGCGGGACCTCTACGACGCCCTCGACACCGCCATGGGCGCTCGAGACAACCCGCTGATGGCGGTCATCTCGACCCAGGCGGCGAGCGATCACGCCGTCATGTCCGAGCTGGTGGATTACGGCCGCAAGGTGAACGCCGGGGAGGTGATCGACCCGAGCTTCCATCTGACGCTCTACGACACCGACCCGGCCGACGATCCGTGGTCCGAGGTCACCTGGCGCAAGGCGAACCCGGCCCTGGGGGACTTCCGGTCCCTCGAGGACGTGCGCCGCCAGGCGGCCCAGGCCGAGCGGATGCCCGCGCGCGAGCAGTCGTTCCGCAACCTGATCCTGAACCAGCGGGTGGACGCCCACGTCCGCTTCCTCGCCAAGGCGGAGTGGGACCGGAACGGCGAGCCCGTCCCGTTCGCGGAGCTCGCCGGGCGGGAGTGCTACGGCGGGCTCGACCTGTCGGCCTCCCGGGACCTGACCGCGTTCGTGCTGGTGTTCCCGGGCCCCGCCGGCCGGGTGGATGTCCTCGCGCAGTTCTTCCTGCCAGAGGACGGCATCGAGGCTAAGGCGGATGCCGACCGCGTGCCCTATCCGCTCTGGGCTCGGCAGGGCTTCCTGACGCTGATCCCCGGACCCGTCATCGACCCTTCGGTGGTCGCCCAGGCCATCGCCGACGCCGCCGTGGCCTACGACCTCCGCCGGCTGTCCTACGACCGCTGGCGGATCGAGGATCTGCGCCGTGAGCTGCGCGCGATCGCCGCCGAGGTGCCCCTGGCGGAGCACGGGCAGGGCTTCCGCGACATGGCTCCCGCGGTGGACAAGCTCGAGCGGCTGGTGGCCGAGGGACGGCTACGGCACGCCGCGAACCCGGTCCTGACCTTCTGCGCGTCCAACGCCGTGATCGAGCGGGACGCGGCCGGGAACCGGAAGCTGGCGAAGAACAAGAGTTCGGGGAGGATCGACGGGCTAGTGGCGCTCGCCATGGCCCTGGCGGCGGAGGACCGCGAGGAGGAGCCCTTCGTGCCGTCGGTGTTCTCGATCCTCGAAGGATAGGCGGGTCGCGCCTGGGGTCTAGTCCGCCCCGAAGCGGCCCCGTAAGTCGGGAGTGGGTAAACCCCGACATGGCGCAGCGAGTAGCTCGCGCGTGGCGTCAGCCGGGTCGGGACCTCTCCTCCGGGTCCTGGCCCGGCCTTGCCAGCCGGACACCCGGCCCGCCGCCGTTCTCGTCCAGGAATATCACGCCGGCTGCCTCGAGGGCGGCGCGGATGGCTTCCGTGGCTGCCGAGGAAGCCGGGATGGAACCTGCGCCCTCGGCCCTCTTGACGGTGGGAATGGAGAGTCCCGCCGCCTGGGCAACCGTGGCCTGAGACCATCCGAGAAGGGAGCGAGCCGCGCGAAGTTGAGCCGAAAGGATCATGTTGTACTTGATCCCTTCGGATCATGTGGTGTAGCTGATCCTTAGGTATCAAACGCGGAGGGTTGAGCCAATGCCGGAATCCACGAAGTCGCTCGAGGACATTCACCTCGACGCCATCCGAATGGAGGGGGTCAGCCAGGGCCTCCGATCGCTGATGGAGGGAGAACAGGGCTGTGATGCTGTCTTCGCGCTGGCCGACGTCATGATGAAGTTGACCCACGAGCTTTCTCGAGACCTCGAAGCCACTGTGGAGGTGCAACGGTCCAAGGCGTGATAGTTGCCACGATGTATGGAGCGTGGTAGCTAACACGAAACCTCGGAGGAATCGCATGTCGCTTGGGTTCGAAGCTGCTGGGTTCGCTGCGTCAGAAGCGGCAGCGATCACCGGTCTGTCGGCGGATCGTCAGCGGGACCTCCGCCGCCACGGGTATCTGCCCACGAAGTCGGGCCATGCACGGTTCGACCTCTACGAGCTGGCCGAGATGCTGTTCATTCAGCGCATGATGGACCGCGGTGTCGGGCCGAAGGTTTCGGCGCCTCTCGCTTCCATCGCAGCCACCGGCATCGGCTGGTTCGCGCTTCAAGCCCCTGAGGCATTCGAGGGAGATCATCTGCGCCTGATCGAAGCCGGCATCGTTCCCCCGGTGGTCTGGGGGTCCGAGGACGAGAAGCTAATGGACGCGGCGGCGGCTCGAGCTTCGGACTACGGGCAGACCGCGGAGTGGGTCCGAGAGCGATGCAATCGACAGGCGCGCGAGGCGAACGCACAAGCTAGGTTCCTGGCTCGCTACATTGCAGGGATGGTGCGGGGCCGGGTCATTCCGGGCCGGTATCTGATTCTCTGGGCCGACGGCACGGAAACGTTCCAGGAGGATGTGCAGTCGGCTCTGGATGGCGTTTGGATGGATGATCCGCGCCTCTCGGGACCGATCGTCGTCATTTTCCTCGAGGCTTTGGGGGGCGACCTTCTCCGCCGCGCCGGCCGGCCCTTCTACGGAGTTCGCATCGGCGAGCCGAACCATACGGCGGGCCCATGAAGCCTGATTGCATCGCGCATCGCGAAGGCGTTCTGCGTGAGCGCCTGGCAGTCTGTGTGCAGTGGACCCGCCGTCTGTCGCCGGGTCACCACGGCGTTCCAGGCGGCGCGCACGGCCGACTCTTTCTTCTCCTCGCCGCCGTTGAACACGAGGCGGAAGGCGAATTGTCAGAGCTGGCCCGGGAGCGCACACGAGCTTCCCGCCGTGAGGCGGCACCTTCCCTGCGTCGGCACGTCCGGCCCGATGGACCCACCCCCGCCGTGAGGCGGCACCCTCCCTCAGAAGGAACACTGGCATGAAGCTCCACGACCTCCGCGAGGCCCGCGCCGGCAAGATCGCCGAGATGCGGGCCATCACCGAGAAGGCCGCCGGGGAGAACCGCGACCTGGCCGGGGAGGAGCGCACGCGCTTCGATGCCCTCGACGGCGAGGTGCGGGCCCTGGGCAACCGCATGTCCGACGCCGACAAGATGGCGGAGTTCGAGCGGCTGGAGGCCCGCGCCGAGCCTGCCGGCGGCGGCGCCATGCTCGGTGACCTGGGCACCTATTCCCTGGCCAAGGCGGTCACGGAGCAGCGCGCCGGCGCCCTGTCGGGCCTCGAGGCCGAAGTTCACCAGGAGCTAGCCAAGGATCGCGGCGAAGTCCGCGGCGTCATGGTGCCCACGTCCGTCATCCTCGGCGGCGAGACGCGCGCCCTGAAGACGACGACGCCGGGTGCCGGGCCCGGATCGAACCTGATCGCCACCGACGTCGGTGCCCTGAGCGACCGGCGCCGGCCGGCGCTTCGGATCGAGGCCCTGGGCGCGATGGTCCTCCGGGGCCTGACCGGCAACCTCGACCTCCCGCGGCTGGCGGAGTCGGGCACCGCCGGCTGGGTCGCCGAGCACACCGACGTTCCGCGCTCCGATCCGAAGTTCGCCAAGGTGCGGATGACCCCGCGGACGGTCGGGGCCGAATACGAGGTCTCGCGCCGGATGCTCCTGCAGTCGTCGGCGGCCCTCGAGCCGATCCTGCGGCGGGACCTCGGGTTCCTCCTCGCCCAGGCCCTCGATGCCGCGGCGATCCGTGGCGGCGGGGCGAACGAGCCCGTGGGCATTCTCGCCGATCCGAACGTCCAGGAGATGACCGGCGGCGCCTTCACGTCCGACCTGGCGGCCGACATGATCGCCGCCCTCGAGCTGGACGACGTGACCGGCACCCGGGCGTTCCTGACACACCCCAGCGTCACGGCGGCGGCGCGGAAGACGAAGGAGTCGGCCGACAGGAACAAGCCCCTCACCATCGCTGAGCAGTTCCACGGCGAGCGGGTGGAGACCTCGACGCAGGTTCCCACCAACGTCGGCGCGGACGGCGACCAGGCCGCGCTGACCTACGGCGAGTGGGCGAGCCTCTATCTGGGCTACTGGTCCGGCGTGGACCTTCTGATGAACCCCTATCACTCGGACGTCGCGTCGAAGGGCGGGGCGCTCCTCCACGCCTTCCTCGACGCCGACGTGGCCGTGCGGCATCCCGAGGGCTTCCGCTGGGCGCCGGTCGGCTGATGCCCACCCTGGCGGAAGCGAAGACGCACCTCCGCGTCGATCACGCGGAGGAGGACGCCGCGATCCAGCGCATGATCGACGGCGCGCTCGATCACATGCGGTCGATCGACGTGGACGTGACGGCCGACCCGCTTCCGCCGGCGCTCCACCAGGCCGCCCTGATCCTCACGGCGACCTTCTACGACAACCGGGGCAGCGACATGGAATCGGCGGTGCGGGTGCCGCCCGCCTTCTTCCGCCTGGTCGCCCCCTATCGGAGGGTGACCTTGTGACCGAGCGCCGGATGACGCCCCTCGAGCTGCGCGCGAAGGGCCGGCGCCTCGAGGGCTACGCCGCCACCTTCGGCACCGAGGCCCGCATCTACGGCGGGCTGATCGAGACGATCCGCCCCGGGGCCTTCGCCGCCTCCCTGCGGGGCTCGCCCGACATCCTGGCGCTGGTCGATCACGACCCCCGCGCGGTCCTGGGGCGCACGCGGTCGGGGACGCTTCGGCTCGCCGAGGACGCCCGCGGCCTCGCCTTCGACCTCGACGTGCCCGACACCCAGGCCGGCCGCGACGCGCTCGCCCTCGCCGAGCGCGGCGACCTCGGCGGCATGTCCTTCGGCTTCAACGCCACGGACGAGGCGCGAGACGGCGACCGCCGCGAGCTGCGCGCGGTGGAGCTTCTGGAGGTGAGCGTGGTGGCGGCCTTCCCGGCCTACGAAGGGACCACGATCGACGCGCGGTCCCGTCAGGCGGGCGCCCCGGGGCTCGCCCATGCGCGCCGCGTCCTCGCCATCGCGGAGGCCGCGGGATGGGGGTGATCGCGCGCCTCCTGGGTCGCGAGCGGCGGTCGCAGACGGTCGGGACGGCCGACCCCTACCTGGGCGAGTTCCTGGGGCGCAGAGACGGCATCGGCGGGTTCGTGGATCCCGGGCGCGCATCGGGCCTGTCGGTCGCGCAGGCCGCCATCACCTGCATCGCCCAGAACCTCGCCTCGATGCCCCTCCACCTCTACGAGCGGCAGGCCGATGGCGGCCGGGCGCGCGCGGCGGCGCACCCGCTCTACGACGTGCTGCACGACATGGCGGCGGACGGGATGACGGCGTTCGAGGCGCGCGAGGCTCTGGTGGCGTCGCTGCTGACACGCGGCAACGCCTTCGCCCTGATCGAGTGGAACGGTCGGGGGCAGGTGACCGCGCTGCGCCCCCTGGACCCCATCACGGTTGGGGTGGAGCGGCTGCGGAGCGGCCGGCTGCGCTACCGGGTGACGGACCACCGCGGCGGAGTGACGGTCCACCTCCAGGAGGAGGTGCTGCACCTGCGCTACCGGCTCGCCGCCGGTGGCGTAATGGGCGTGTCGCCGATCGAGCTGGCCCGCGAGACCTTCGGCCTGGCGCTGACGCAACAGGACCAGGCCGGGAAGCAGGCCGGCCGCGCGTTCCGACCCGAGGGCGTGCTGTCCTTCCCCAACCAGATCGCTGGCACGGGCAAGGCCGATGCGATCCGCCAGATCGGCGAGCGCGCCGAGGCCATGGGGGCGAGCGGCGGGGTCTTGGTGCTCGACGGCGGCGCGGTCTGGTCGCCCATGGCCCTCACGGCGAAAGACGCGGAGTTCCTGAAGTCGCGCAAGCTGTCGGACCTGGCCGTGGCCCGCATCTTCGGCGTGCCTCCGACCGCCATCGGCATCACCGACAACGCGACCTATTCCAACGTGGACGGGGAAAGCCGGGCGCTGGTGATGCGGTGCCTCGCCCCGATGGCCCGGCGCCTCGAGCAGGCGATGAACGCCGCCTTGCTGCCGGAGGCCGCGCGCCGCCGCATGTTCGTCGAGCACGACCTGGCGGGGCTGCTGCGCGGGGACCTGAAGGCCCGCTACGAAGCCTACCGGATCGGTCGCCAGGCGGGGTTCCTCTCGGCCAACGAAATCCGCGGCTGGGAGAACATGCCCCGGATCGACGGGGGCGACGAGTATCTCTCCCCGCTCAACATGGCCGTCGCGGGTCAGCGTGAGGACGAGGACGGCGGCGATGGCCAATCGTAGGGCCGCCATCACACAGGCCGACCTCGCGCGGGTCCTGCGGGCGCACCGCGACGCAGGCATTCCCATCGCGCGGACCGTCGTCGCCCCGACCGGCGCCGTGACGGTCTACACGGTGAACGACGCCGGGTCTGACGCCCCGAACCCGTGGGACGAGGCATGAAGCGACGCCGCCAGTTCCCAGGGGCGACGCCCTACACCGACCGGCACGGGCGCCGGCGGTGGCGCTTCCGCAAGGGCGCGTTCTCGGCCGAGCTGGGGACCGACTACGGATCGGACGAGTTCCGGGCTCGATACGAGGCCGCGGTGGAAGGCGAGCGCCGGCGCGGGCTGATCGGCGCCGAGCGCACCTTGCCAGGCAGCCTCTCCGCCCTGATCGCCTGCTACTACCGAAGCGCGGCCTTCCTCGCCCTCGAGTCCGGCACGCGGGCCAATTATCGCAGTATCATTGAGCTGATGCGTGAGAAGCACGGCGAGAAGCCGGTGGCGATGCTGAAGCGGCGGCACGTCCTGGCCCTGATGGCCGAGAAGGCCGAGACGCCGAGCGCAGCGAACAATCGCCTCAAGCGGCTCCGGCAGCTCCTCGACCATGCCCTTGACCTCGAATGGATCGAGGCCAATCCGGCGCGAGAGGTGAAGCCCATGGCGACGCCGAAAGGCGGGTTCCACACCTGGACCGAGGGCGAGATTGCCCGGTTCCTTGGCGTTCACCAGCCCGGCACCCTGGCTCATCGCGCCATGACCCTAATGCTCTACACCGGGGCCGCGAGGTCGGATGCCGTTCGACTAGGCTGGGGAAACCTGAGCGATGACGGCCGCCTGACCTATCGACGCGGCAAGACGCTTAAGCGATCCGGCGCCGCCGTGAACATCCCGGTGCATCCCGTGCTCGCCGAGCTGCTGGCGACCCTCCCCCGCGACGCCTTCACGTTCCTCCAGACGCGAGATCGGAAGTCCCGCAGCGGGGCCGGCCTCGGGAACCTGATGCGGCGCTGGTGCGATGCGGCCGGCCTTCCCCTCTGCACCTCGCACGGCCTGCGGAAGGCCATCACGGTCCGTCTGTTCGAGGCCGGTGCCACGTCGGCCGAGGTAATCGCGGTCACGGGCCATGGCAGCGTGGCCGAGGTAGAACCCTACTCCCGCGCCATCAATCGAGCCGGCTTGGCCGACGCCGCGATGGCGAAGATGGACCGGGCCGAACCCCAGTCGAAGTTGGCGAACCTGCCCACCCGGTTCGCCAAAGAACCGCGCAACCGTAAGAGCCATAAGGAGGACTGAGAATGAATGGTGAGCCGGCTGGGACTCGAACCCAGGACCTACTGATTAAAAGTCAGTTGCTCTAACCAACTGAGCTACCGGCCCACGGGTGGGCAGCTACCGCCCACACCCCCGACGGTCAAGCGTGAAAGGGCGTCACTGTGCCGCCGCGTTCTGGCCAGGGCGGTGGACAGGCCCGCCGCCATGGGCCACAAGCCCGGCGTTGCAGCAAGCCGAGGCTCGCCGTGCGCGGGTCCGGAGGACGCGTGATGCCGAGTTCCCCGATCTCGCCCGAGATCGCCGTCGTCGTCC